TGGCGGGACTCACTAAGCTACAGCTAGATAGCGCAGCGCTGACTACTGAAGTCCCTTTAGAACTTTCTACTGGAACGCTTCCTCTCGCGTCAACAGTGCGGGACGGGGCAATCGCTTATAACGGAGCTGGCGGTCTAGCCATAAAAGTAGGGACGGCTTGGGCTACAATCCCGTCTAATAATCCTACAGTTGGAAACCTTACCCTACAGCCGACGCCGGTTACTGCTAATCAAGCCGTAACAGAAGGAGTGTTTAACTTAATAGACACGACTCTTTCGACAGTGACGCTTAACTTACCGGCAGGGTCTGAAGGACTGCGCTGGGGGTACATAGATATGTACCGCCAGTTCCAAATAAACAACTGCATTTTAATTGCAGATGGAACTGATAAAATAGAAAACTCTAGCCAGAACTACAACATGAATATGCAAGGCGCTTCTGGGGTCATGAGGTACACTACCGAGCGTGGCTGGATTGATACAGGAGGGATGAGCTAATGACTACGCAAAGTGAAGTATTTGGCATCGGAGCAGCGGGGTCCGACCTCACTACTGACAACTATACAGGTAATGGGGTACTAACAAGTTTTACGCTTTCCATAGACCCGACGGTACGACAAAACACCTTTGTGTACATAGACGGCGTATACCAGCAAAAAGACACTTACACTACTTCTGGGACAACTTTAACTTTTAGCACCGCGCCTTTTAGCGGGGCTTCAATTGAAGTCATGTCGATGACAGCTACTAACAGCATCGTCAATACGGTATCTGACAACGCTATAACCACTCCAAAAATAGCCGACTTTGCGGTAACTAGCGCAAAACTTGCCACAAACATTGATATTGCGGGAACCTTAGATGTTACGGGGGTTCTTACAGCAGATGCAAGTCTTAGACTTCAAGACACAAGCGGAGGTGAGTATGTCGCTTTGCAAGCTCCAGCCACTTTAGGCGCTAGTTATACGTTAACTCTACCGCCAGATGACGGAGCCGCCAGCCAGTATTTACAAACTGACGGCGCGGGGGTTACAGGCTGGGCAACAATTGCTGCTCCAGTAAGCGCTTACAACGCTTGGCAAATAAAAGCAGCAGCTTACACTGCCGTAACAGGTGACCAGTTAATTTGCGACTCAGCAACCGCGTTTACAGTAACTCTTCCAGCCAGCCCGACAATAGGCGATACAGTGATAATATGTAATGCAGCAGCAGGCTTAGTGACGGTGGGTAGGAATGGAGAAAACATTAATTCTGCGGCTGTGGACGGCACTTTACCCGACACCAATAGTACGCAGCTTGTTTATACGTCGTCAGCTATTGGCTGGTTCCAAGTTTAGGAGAATAAAATGGCAATTTTAGGTGTAGTAGCAGAGGTATACCCTCAATTCTTTTTAACTAAAAGCCAAACATGGGTTCCTCCAATGGATGGCAATGTCTGCATCCATGTAATCGGAGCCGGGGGAGCCGGCGCGGGCAATAACGGCCAACCCGGTGGCGGTGGCGGCTATTGCAAAAAGAATTCCTTAGCAGTAACAACCTCCGGCAGTTTTGTTGTAGTTGTTGGAGCGGCGGCTAACCCCCCGCAGGGCAACTACACTGGCGGAGGCGGCGGCACTTCTACCGTAGCTGGTACCGGCTTGTCAGCAACTCTAACCGCCAACGGCGGGGCAGGCGGGAACGTCAACTTTAGCCCAAACAACGCCCCCGGAGGCCCAGCCTCAAATGGCGATGTTAATAACACAGGCGGCGCAGGATATCTGGGTGGTGGAGGCGCAGTGGGAGTTTATGGGCCGGGAGGAGAAACTACGAATGGAAGAGCTGGGCAAACTGACGCAGGAAGCACACAAGCGGGACTTGCTAATTCTATGTACGGAGTGATTATTGGGGGTTTGGCTGGAACTAAAAATACTGGATATGACCCCGATAACAATACTGTTAACGCAACGCCTAATGCCGGGGATTTGTCTGGTGGACATGAAGTTAGAGCGGGAGTCTCCGGTTCTAGCAACGTAGGCGGCTCTTCCACTGTCGGCGGTGGGGGAGGCGGGGTTCTTGATGGGTCAACCGCTGGTATAGGGATAGGCGGTAGAGGCGGTGCTGGTTTGGTCTTAATTCAATATCTGCCGTGGTAAGGAGAAAGTTATGAATGATGTATGGGTAGTTAAAGACGTTGACGGGAACGTAACAAATCCGCTGGTAACCGCTGATGAAGCGTTTATGGCTGCAAACTTTGAGTATTACGAAGCGTATGTACCTCAAGAAATTCCTGTTTTAACGGCTGAACAAGAGGCAAGAAGGTGGAGAAATGGGGAGCTAAATGCAACTGACACTTTCCATCTTTTAGATGATTATCCCAACGCTGCTAATTTGACAAGCTATAGGGCAGCACTGCGCGATTGGCCCTCGACTTCTGATTTTCCAGACACCAAGCCCACATTAGGGAGCTAAGACATGGCGTTAACACAAGTAAAAGCAGGCGTAATAGCAGACGGTGCTGTAGGTTCAGCTCAGTTAGCTGCCGCTCTTGACGTTACAACTTCTATAACCGTAGGGGGTGTTACTGACGGCGTAGCTGTCACAAACGGCGCTATATCGTTAAAAAATTCTGGCGTACAATCGAAAATTGATTTTTATTGCGAGGTTTCTAACGCCCATTACACCCGTATACAAGCAGCTCCCCACTCAGCGTATAGCGGAAACATCACGCTTACTCTGCCTGCTAGCGATGGCGATGCGGGGCAAGTGCTGTCTACGGACGGTGCGGGGGTAACCAGTTGGGTTACAAGCGGCGGGCTATATAATGCGTGGTTAATAAAAACCACTACCTATACTGCTCTATCGGGGGATCAGCTAATAGCAAACGCCCCAACCACAGCGTTTTCTATAACTTTGCCCGCCAGCCCATCAGCCGGCGATACTGTAAGTTTAAAAAATGTCGGAGCGGCTTTGTTAACAGTGGCTCGCAATGGCAGCAACATAAATAGTACGGCGTCTGACGCTACGATGCCTACGGGAAACGCGGCGCAGCTAGTCTTTGTAGATAGCACAATCGGATGGACGGTACTATGAAAGGGGTATTGAAATGATTATAGGCGGATCAGGAAACAAAACACCGACAAGTTTACTGACAGGTAAGCAAGGGCTTCACTACGGTTATCAAGATGTGCAACTAACTTCTGGCGCTAAGATGACTCAACTAGCCGCGAACACCAATCTTCAAACTATTATAGACGTAACTGGTTCTGGCGCTTTATGCTTTTGCTACTTGATGTCGGTTGGGAACAACACAGGGGCTACGATTAAAATAACTCTTGATGGAGTCCTAGTCGCTAGCGAGACTAGAGCTAATGATTCATCTGGAGGGATTGTCAATTACGGAATAATGTCCGTCGGCGGCATGCTTCAGGGCAACGCAACCGGTGGGAAAACCCTAAGCAGGGATAATGTTCCTTTTAATGTTTCGCTAAAAATTGAGTGTCAGGCGCTTAACAACCCCAATGCGGTTTATTTAGCGCACGACTACTATATTGCAACGTAAAAATTTGAGGATATACAAATGAGCGAAGAAGAAGCGAGGGCTTGGCGGAATTTCCAATTGATGAGTAGTGATGGGATCGTGCAGATTCCTGATCACGCGCAAAGAGCTGCGTACATAACCTATCGGGCAGCACTTAGGGATTGGCCTTCAACATCTGATTTCCCAGACACGAAGCCGACGCTATAACTTAAATATCGTTTAAACGACATAATTTTTACAGGATTGCAGGCTCATGGGTGCTAAAAGAAACAATAAAATTCCTAATTATCAGCAGCAAGTTAAAGCTGCTCAAGCAGCACCGCAGCAAAAAGCGTTGGTTTATCCGGTAGAACAAAACTCAAATATGCCAGCGGGGGGGAAAAACTCCAGCCCGCCAAACAACTTCGGAGGAAAAAACTCCAGCCCGCCAAACAACGGCGGAGGAATGTTTGGCAACCTAAACGGGCTTGCAGCAGCAGCAGCAGCAGCACCAGCACCAGCAGCAGCAGCAGCACCAGCAGCAGCACCAGCACCAGCAGCAGCACCAGCACCAGCACCAGCAGCAGCACCAGCCCCAGCAGCAGCAGCAGCACCAGCACCAGACCTAGCATCGGCTCAAAGCCCCGGTTTACAGGCAGCACCTAACTCTTTTG